CCGATAATTTTGGTTTTCTTGGATGTGTTGTCCCACTTTTCCATTAACCATTCTTTTGCTGATTGGATCATTTGCGTCTCCTCTTCTGTTTTATGCCAGCTTCGTTAAGTGCGATAGCTATGGCTTGTTTTCTATTCTTAACCTTTTTCTTAGATTTTCCAATATTTAATTTACCTTTTTTAAATTCACGCATTACCTTACTGACTTTCTTTTGTTTTCTGTCAGTCGTTTTTGGTAATTGTTGTCTTGATATTGCCATTTTAAATCCCAGTTGTATTAAATACAGGAACAACTGCTCCTGTTGCTGGATCTACTGCGATATCATTTGCACTTAAAACATCTAAAGCAGTTACTGGAGCTAGTGATTGAGTTTGAACCACGGGATCAAAATTAGTTCTACCAAACGTGACTGGGTTGCCAAAACTATCAACAGCGTTTGTTGGCTGTGATACTGAGTCTATGGGTGCAGCTGTAACATTTGGCATCGTTCCAAATACCGTTGTGCCACGCAAACCACTTGGCGCTGGCATACTGAATGTATCACCAATTTGTGTTGTTGTGTTTAATTCAGCAGCATTAGGAACTGGATTACCTATTATATTAGAAAAATCTTGTCTAAGTGAGTTCATCATCAAGCCACCAAAATTATTTGATGGGTCATCATCACCATACGTCCCACCAATTAAACCTCCTATTAATCCACCCAGTGGTCCAAAAAGAGCTGAACCTATTAAACTTCCTATCATTCTTTGTGGTGTAAAATTGCTCATTATACCCTCAAAACCGAAACCTGCTGCCGCATCTCTGTCACGATCCATAATGCTTTTACTAAGACGAGCTATTCTAGACATCTGATTAGCCGTAACACCTGGCGCCTGAACAGGATTTCCAAACTGATCTGTTAAAGCTCCAAATTGTGTTTGAACAATGCCTATGTTAGCCATGTTTTCCATGGCTCTGTTTACGGCGTCTTGTGATTGTCTTGTTCTTGATATTTCTGATTCAGCTTGAACAGGGTCACGCATTCTTTCGCGCTGTCTATCGCGCATCGCTGCGTTGTCTCTGTCAGCTTGATCTGGTGAAGCTGTTCCTGTTGGTCCGTAACCTGACGCTCCATGTGCCCCCGTGTGTCCTGGCATTACGAATCCTCCACAACAGTTGCTTTCATTTGATTAATACCTTGTTTAGCTAGTGATACACTTGCACGAAGTTTTGCATGATTGTCATCTTGCTCTAATTTTTCTACAGCTAGGTTTTTGTTTTGCATTAATTTCATTCTATCAAGATCTAATTTTTGCTGTGCCTCTTCTTCTTTTCTTTGCTCTTCACGAGCTTTTAAATCAAGATCTCTGTCTTTTAATTTAAGAACTGGGTCGTTTTCTATCTGATTTAGTACCTCTTTTTCAGCTTTTGCGTAGTCTTCAGTAAATTCTGCTATCAAAATCGACTTTCTAGACTCTATTGCGACCTGTGTAGCCTCTATTTGACGCTGAAATTGCACAAATTGTGGGTTTTGTTGCGCTTGTGGGCCCATATTTTGTATCATGGCTTGCATTTGTGTCTGAATTTGTTGCATTTGTTGCATTTCTTCGACAAATTCGACCTGAACTTGCTCTGCAGCCATCAAATTTATGTGTTCCATGCAATTTATTTGCAATCTTGCAAGAGCTTTTGGATTATTTCGTGCCATCATCGTGCCCATAAACTGAATATGTGATCTCATGTGAGCTTGGTGGTCCTGTTTTGGAAAAGCTTGAAACTTTTTGTTGTTCAACGCTAGAATATTTTCACTTGCAGGGTCCATAGCCATGATTGGTTTTGGTGGTGGCAATAAAATATCTACATCTTTTACACCAAGTGCCTCGTACATGTGTCTGTACGCGTGATAAACATTGTGTATGTCAGGATTTGACAACGCCATTTGTAATTCTGTCTGTGCCACTGTAATTCTTTGTGTCTGTGAAAAGATGTTTGGATCAGCAACTGGTATAATATCTATTCTGTTGTCAAAGTCTGCTGCAAAAACTTGTCTCTGTCCACCAACAATGTCGTATGGATATATCTTTGGTAAGAAGGTAGCAAAGTTTTCAGACAACAACATGAACTCACACTTCATCGATTGATATAATCTTTTGTGTATTGCAGACATAACCCGCGATCCACGTTCCAATAACGCAACTGTCGTGCCTACTGCTGCGCTTTGATTGCCATCACCGACTTGCATGTCAGCGATTGATGCAAAACGTTGCCCTGCTTGTACAACCACGCCCATCAGTTGAAGGAGCGTGCCGCTTGGCTCTTTGAATGGCAACGGCATAAATGCATCACGTAAGTTTCCACCAGGGGCATCAACATCACGGAACTCGCCCGGCTGCAACGGTTGAGCTTCGTCTCTAACTCTGATGCCTCTTTGTTTAAATCCGGCTGGTAAGTTTGACAAGGTGCCAGCGTCTAGTAATTGTCTAAGTGCTGCAGTTGCAGTTCTAGACAATCCGCCGATCATGTGGATGAGGCCGAACCCATAGAAGCCAAGTCCTGGTAGGAACTTAAAGTGTACGAAATATTCTTTTTTCTTTTTTAGTTGATCTGTTGCTGCATAGTTTCTACGAATAGAAAGCACGTTCCCCGTTTCGTCATGCAAGGTTACAATGTATGGTAATTTGATTCCTGTCTCTTCACCTGTTTCCATGTTTCTATCTTCGTAACCTTCTAAGTCTAATTCTACATGGCACTCGAGCAGTGTGTGCATTTCTGCTGATACACCACGAGTCACGCCCTCTATCTTATCTTTTTTCTCTTTAACATCACTTACGTCATAAGCAGGCTCGCCAATATCTACGTCTTTATAAAAACCTGCAATCTGTTGTTTACGTAAATCGTTGCCTGACATTTTTACGACATGAATAATTGCCTCTGCATCTTCTAGTGACGTTGCGCTGTATGGCACAACTAAATCTTCTGCAGGCACAAACTTAGAAACACTTCGACCTAGAACAGAATCAAAATAAACTTTTTTAAATGTAGAACCAGCCAGTGGTAAATTAAATAACATTTGATCAAACTCTGGCTCGTATTCTTTCATGTTGATCATCAGCTGATAGTTCATGAAATCTTTTACACGTTGTGATTGTTGCTCACGAGCAGGATCTACTTTACCAATTATCTGTGTTCTAACCGGACCTGATGCTGGTAGTAATTCTTTGTACGCTAGTGCTTGGAACTGTGTAACTGCTTCTGCTAAAACTGGATGTGTTGCACCTGATGCACCTTGAAAAGGTTCTGACCTGTTTTCATATTTAAAACCTAGTAGATCTAGTCCTTTGATGTATCCGTCTTCCCAATCTGATCTTGAACTTTTGTATTCGTTATAACTCTCTTGTAATTCTGATGCTAAACTAATCAACGCTCCATCTTCCATGAACTCTGCAAGATTGGCCTCGTGAAACTGACCGCCCTCCATGGCTTGCGCTTGTGGATCAAAATCTACTTCTGCTCCACCATCATCTGTCATTTCTATATTAACATCACCGCCCTCTTGAAACTCTTGCGGTATTTCTACAGGAACATCTTCCTCTAAAATTATGTCTTGCTTTGGAACCGTATCAATACTTTTATCTATTGCCATTAATAGTACGTCCTTTGTTGTTGTGGCAACTCTTCATCCTCGTAGTCTTCTGGGTGTTCGATGAAGCCACCTTGTCTAAATCTCATTACAGCTTGAGTCATGCTATCAACTAGGTCATCGTGTTCGCCTAGTGGAAATGCAGCGCACTCCTCAATCACTTCTTCTGCAAACTTTGTATCTGGTGCCCAGATTTGCCCTGCTTCGAAAAGCGGAGCTACAGCGTTCACTCTAGTATGTTTATCATTTCCGCGGCTAGGTGTAAAGTTAATAACTGGTATGCCCAGCTTACGCATTTCATAGGTCAAGGGTAGCCCTGATGCTTTTCCCTCTATTATCACAGACTCTGGTTTCCAATAGTCATACTGCTCTTTTGCAACTCGTCGTAGCTCAGGAAACTCGTATCGTTCTTTGACGGAGTCTACTAAGATAAGCGCCGGTCCGCTGTCCTCGCTTGGATAAAACACGCCCCAGGTTGTAATGGCGCTGTAGTCTGACGTTTCTTTTTTCATGAACGCCGTATCGTAGGATTGTATGACATGATGAAGTGGTGGCAGGGTATCTTTCTCCCACACGTTCCACCATTCTCTTTTAATAATACTGCCCTCTTCTGATGTTGGATTCTGTTGATATTGTGCATTCCATTTGGTAATAGCTACAGATGCTTTCACCGCTTCTAATTCTTCTAGTTTCCAGTATCCTGGCCATACTGGTTTGCCTGACGGTAATATTGCGGG